CATAGTAAGCAGAAGCATAGAACATTTCTTGAACGAAATAGTTCTCCAACCACTTTTCAGGTTTGATTTTTTCTGACGTTTTAAAGTCGATGACCGCAAGTTCTCCTTCGTATTCTGCGATGCAATCGACACGACCCGCTAGACCAAGATACTCAGAGTACAGAGTCCTTTCTATAGCGTGTATATTATTTATCTTGTCCAGATATGGTAGGGCATGATGAAACATGAACTTGGTGAGAGGTTTGAATTGCTCCCAATCAATCTCTTGATTCTTCATGTACACCTCAACTGCTTCATGGAAATCAGTTCCACGGGAAGTTGCTTTCTTGGTGATACGGTTTGCCTCTTCAATACCAACTCGCTTACGCCAGTCAATAAAGATCTGTCTGTTATAGAAAGAGGTCACAGATGTGATAGACGGCACCCAGTCTCCACTTGGAAGATTGTAGAGACGGATGCCGTTTGTTTCTTTCTTGTTTAATTCAAGGTCACCGAGATAATTATGATGAACAAAATTCATTTCACATAGTTTCCATTTTGGCTAGCAGGTATTCCTTCACAAGTCCAGAGCGAACGATGTCTTCGACTCCAAATTCAACAATATCAACAGAGGGCATAACACGCAGGATCTTCATGAAGTCTGCGATGCCATTCCTCTCAGCGGATTTAACAAGGTCAGTCTGGGTGGCATCACCACAGAACATGATCTTACTATTTTCACCTACACGAGTGATTATACTATCAAGTTCGTGATAATTCAAGTTCTGGAATTCATCCACGATGATGACAGCATTATCAAGAGTGGTTCCACGAATGAATGACGTAGACCAGAATGAGATAGTCCCC